GCCGTGCGGAAGTCGTAGCCCGTGCGCATCTCGGCACCGCACCGCTCGAAGGCTTCTTCGAACAGCTCGTTCAGGTTAAGGTCGAACGTAGCGGTGCCGCTGGTGGTCATTTCTGTCTCCGCGCTGCCTGTACGCGCTTAGGCGCACCGGGAGGCTGCCCCAACCGCTTCTTCTGAGCGATACGCGTCTTCTTCTCCGTTGGAGTCATCTCCGACGACGTCTTGGGGGTCTTATCAGAAATACGCTTGCTGGGTCTACAGTAAGGTGTGCCGCGCTTCTCACCCGGCTGACGCCCGCAGGCTTTACCTGTACGAACGTCCTTCCAGTCCTCTTGGAACCAGCGCTTGAGTGAAGCGCCTTTCTCGGTCTTACGAACTGCCACCTTTGTTACCCCAGTTCTTGGCACCGACCTTGCGGCACTTGGAGATAGCACCCGAGGCATAGGCGGAAGGAAAGACTTTATATCGCGCCTTAACCTTGGAGTAGCACTCGTCCTTGGCGCTACCACCTTCGGCCATACGCTTCTTCGCCTTAACCTTGCCGCCCTTGGCGTACATGGTGACCTCGCCGGGATTGTCCTTCCGACGAATAGTCTTCGCCTTTGGCATCTTGGACGCCCTTACGGCACCCATACCCCGACTCGGTCGCATATCAGCAGCTCTTCCCGCCCTTGGCCATCTTCGGCATCTTGGTGTCGGTCTTGGCCTTCTTGACGATGCCGTCAGCAGACTTGTGACCAGCAGCCAGACCGCCAGCGGCCTTCTTCATCTTCTTGTCCTTCATGGCGAACTCCTTGCCGACCTTGGGTGCCACGCCCACCTTCTTGGCGAACTTGGGGTTAGCAGCAACTGCTGCCATGAAGCTCTTCTGCTTGGGGGTCTTGCTAGGCATGTTAGTCCTTTCCGAGAAGTTTCTGCACCGTTTTTGTCTCGTAGATACGGATGCCAGTCCAGATGATGGTGAAAATGGCGGCAACAGCCGGAAACACGTCCATCATAGTCCCCACAACGGTGAACACCGAGGCCGCGTCAATCATAGTCTTTTCACCATCAGTCATGTCAGCATTTCCACGCTCGGAGGGATTTGTTGATACGGCTATTAGGATCGTTGGCAGTCTTGGACGACGTCAGCTTCTTCTTCATGCCGGTCATCCGGGAACAGAATGACTTCTTGCGCGGACCGCCTTCAGGCTGCGGGGCCTTGAGCCCCGGCTTCCCCGGATTGGCTTTGTTATAGGACGCACGCCCCTTGGCGTTCAAGCCACCCTTGGGGTTCTTGCCTTCCTTACGCGTCCAAGCCGGGGACTTAGCCATTACCGCATCTTACCCTTGGTCTTGCCCTTCTTGGCGATGCCGTCAGCGCGCTTGGCGACGGAGCCGCCCTTCTTCATACCCGGATTCATCGTCATCTTGACAAACCGGTCAACCAGATTGGGGTTCTTAGCGCGCCTAGCGGCCATGTTGCGGGCTTGCATCTTCGTCTGGTCGTTAGCCGACTCAAGCGCCTTAGCTGCGCGTGAGGGGGCGCTTGCCACCCCACTAGCAACGGACTTAATAGCCCTTTCTGAAGCGCGTGCACCTTGGCGCAGACCTTCTCTCAAGTTGGTTTTCGCAGCGCTAGACGACTCCAAACCAACGCGCATACCCGAAGCGGGCTTTTTAGTTGGAGTTTCGGCCTTCTTGGTCGGGGTTTCAGCCTTCTTGGTCGGAGCTTCAGCCTTCTTGGTTGGAGCAGCGGCGCGGGGCTTCGGTTTGGCCTTCATCATGTCAGCGGCTTCGCGGGCACGGACAGCAGCGAGGTTGGCGTCCATCAGCTCCTTGTCGGTCAAGGCGCGGCGCATATCGGTGTCAATCTGCGGCATACCAAGGCTCAGACCGCTGGTGTCGCTTGCAGCGTCACCCATCACGAGGTCGCCATCAGCGTAGCGCCTGACCTTACCACCCTTGGCGTACTTCTTGACGGCCTTCAGGTCTTCGGCGTTTTTCTTGGACATGCGGTTACCTGAAGCGATGGCGTCGCCAACCGATGGGCGAGTGCTTCGTGTAGCGGGCATGAGCTTTTTGGTCTCAGCGCCAACCTGACGCGAGACGCGGTTGCCCGACTCCATCGACTCCTTCATCGACGGCATACCGCCCGAGCCGAACTTGCGCTTCTTCATCATACGAACCGTCCTTTCGTCTTACCCTTGGTGGCGCAACCGTCTGCGCGTTTGGAAGCGGTGGAGCCGCCCTTGGCCATCTTCTTGACCTTGCCGCCGTGCTTCATACCGGGGGCTGCGTCCGCAGCGGTCTTGTCTTCCATAGCCGCACGACGCCGCTTCTCGGCAGCGGTATCACCTTCACCCATCAGATGCATCATGGGGCTGATTTTGCGCAGGTTGGAGAACAGACCTTCTCCGCTGGCCATGCCGTACACCGGAGAGATAGAGCCGAGGATTTTGTCGATCTTGGCCATTATTCTACATCCTCCTGCGGGGCGATCATCGGGTAGAGGACGTCGTCACCAAAGTTACCAGCGTACTCCTGCACACCCATGTGGCCGAGGCTGATGGTCGGGTCGATCCACACTTCGTAGCCCAGCTCGCGGGCACGGTCGCAGAACAGGAAGTCCTCACCCATGTAACCCTCGTCGGTGAGCTTGAAGTCGAACAAGGCCGGAACCGTCTTTTCGCAGCGTTGGTCGTAGTACTGCCACTCCGGGTGCGCGGCGATCATATCCTCGATGACCCTGCGCTGGATCAGCATGAACGCTGTGGCTACACGCGTAGCCCGAACAAGACCCGTACCATTCATCGTCAGCTCGCCATTTTCATCATGGTCGAGGCTTGCGATGTAGGTTTTCTGCACGTCCCGGATGCGGGGCACACCCGCCACAATACCCTTCTTGGGGTCTTGGGCCCACACCATAAGGCGCAGGATGTCTTCGGGTTCGAAGTTGATGTCCGAGTCGATAAACATAAGATATTCACAGTCCGACTCCAGCAGGTCCTGCACCAGCAGGTTACGCGCCCGAGAGACCACTGAGCATCCGCAGATGCTACCAATCTGAATGTCGATCCCGTGATTATGTGCCCGCGTTGCGAAGCGGGTAAGCGAGACCGCAAGCTTCAGGGACACCTTGAAGTCGTAGGCGGGGAGGCCGATGAAGACCCCTTTTCCCGCCATATCGAAGCCTTTAGTTGCTTGCATATATCACCCGTAGAAAACAGTAACGGTTATGCTAGTGGGCAACCCTACATAAATCCCATTATCCGCCAGAATACCTTCGCCGGGGATAATGACAGAGTATGCTGTGGGGTTATAACTGTCCACCTCCATCAAGACGGCCAAGTAACCTGTCACGTTACCCGTACCAGATGCCGCCGTAGTAACTGTGAAGGAAGTGGCATTAGCGGTCAGCACCGTATAGACGTTGTCTACACCGCCACCACTGGTAAAATCCAGCCACACACGGTTACCAGCGACTAAGGTATTCGGCATTGTAACCGTCATCGTCGTGGAGACAATACTATACGTACCTGTCTGGGGGGCATTGTTTGCGAAGACAGCGTTCCGCTGCGCAGCAGTGGCGTTTGCAGAAACAACAGCCGACTTCAGGCGCGTACGGTAAGGGACTGCAACACCTGAAGCCGACAGGTGTATAGATTTGACATCATACAACATACCCATAGGAGGGTCCTCCTATTGAACTATTACGATGCGGTGGTTACGGCAATCCAAGTGGTGCTACCATCCGAGACGTACAGACGGGTCGACGTCGAGCTACCATCGCTACGCAGATAGATCGAACCCTTGGCAGCAGATACGGTTGGAGCGCCCGAACCCATATATACGCCCATGCCACCAGCCGTGCTGGTTGCGAGGAACGCAGAAGCACCGCCAGCGACAAGCGCAGTAGCGCTATCAGCCGTGACGTTACCAGTTGCCGTTACCGAGGCCGCCGTGACAGCGCCAGTTGCCGCTACCGTGGTCGCCGCCAAAGAAGTAATCGAGGTAGCCGCACCGAAGGTGGCGGTGACGGTCTCGGTGCCGGTAACGTCAGCGACGGTAAGCGTCTGGAAGCCGCCCAGTGAGCGTACCGGACCCGAAAAAGTGGTATTCGCCATCGTTTATCTCCGTGTAGTAGCACATACCCATGCCGTCGCTACTACGTCTGCTAGGGCAGTCGACACGGGTTAAATACCTAGTGACGTACTTGTAGCATGATAGCAAGACAAAGAAAAGACCCCCCGACTCTCGCCGGGGGGTCTCGAAGTCCTAAACTTCCCTAGGACTTAGATTAGGCAGCGCCTTCGCTGCCGTACATGCCCAACGGGTCCGACCAGCCGAAGCTGTAACGCTCGCGGCTCTTGTAGCGGACGTTGCCGGTGTCGAAGTCACCATCCATGCTCTGCGCCATCGGCGTACGAACAAAGTGCTTCGGGCCGTTCGGCACATCAGTCGTCAGGAACCATGCGTCCGGGTCGGTCAAGAAGTGGTTGACCGCGTACCCTTCAGGGATGGAGCCGTTTGACTTGAGGGCGTTGATGTCGTTGTCTGCCGTACCGACACGGAGTTCGGTTTCCAGCAGTCGGGTTGCAACGAACATCAGGCTCGGCGGAATGACCAGCTTCTTCGGCTTAGCCGCGATCAGCAGGCCACGCTCGTCGGTCCACGCAGCAATCTGAATGACCGCAGCCTCAAGCGAGGTTTCGTTGAGGTCAGCCGCAGTGCTGGGGATGTTCGAGTTGGTGCCGCCGCTAACCAGCGGGTGCGAAGCCGAGAACAGAGGCACGCCATCGCCACCGGGGTAATCGGTGTCAAAGCCGTTGTTCAGGACAGCCGCAGCCTTGGTCTGCTTGGTGTACGCCATGGCACGAGCAAGTGCCTTGGTGTAGCGAGCCGACAGCGAGTCGTACAGGTTATCTTCGATGGCTTCTTCCGTGATGGAAAACCCGAGAGCAATCGTCTCGTGGTTGTAGCGAGCCGT